TGGGAGCTGCGACAACGGCAGCAGCGATTGCTTTGAGTTTCATTATCCTTTATATCAGAACTTGTACTTGGTGCCGAATTCGACTTTCCAGTCACGGGTGTCGTCACTGTCTTGGAAGATGTTCTCATACTTACCATAAGCAGAGAATTGCTTGGTAATCTTTACCTTGCTTCCAACTTCCAGTGCCTTGAAGGTTTCACTGTCGCCACCACCCTCGGGGTAAGCAACACCAAATCCACCTTCGACATAGGGAGTGAAACGACCAACTTTGGTCTCATATCCTACGCGACCTTGATGAACGGCTTTCTTATAATCTTCGTCCGTTCCTTTAAATTCATGTTTGGACTCAACATAGGGTCCTGCAAGGGCAGGTGTCGCCAATGCTGGAACCAGTGCCAGTGCGGCAAGTGCGATTGCTTTCATTTGTTTCTCCTTTTGGATTACTTGTAAATCATACCATACGATGGTTAATATCAAATTAAGTTGATTTAATAAAAACCTTGGTATATAGAGGCACTTAATCACATTATAACCATAAAAAAACCCGCCCTTGGTGGGCGGGTAACATTTAGTAATAACCGGTTTTACTTTGCTAACTTAGCGATCAGAAGGAGTACTTGACACCCAACTTACCACCGACACCCAGGTCATCAAGATCCAGGGAGTCATCAGCAGTCAGAGCGCTGAGTTCGCCATAGACACCAACGCTGCTGGAAAGAGCAACGGAAGCACCGACTTTACCAGAGTAACGGGTCTCGTTCTCTGCACCGTCAACGGCAACGATAGCAGGGCCGCCTTGGACGTACCAAGCAGCAGAGCCATCACCAATAGGACCTTCGTAACCAACGTGGAAGTCGGTGGTCGCAGATTGGTAGTCATCCCCAGCCCAAGAAGCATTGGTTTCTACGTTGACGTAGGGACCGGCTAGGGCAGCGGCAGGAGCGAAAGCAGCAACGGCAGCAGCCGCAGCGATAGTCGATTTGAACATTAGTTTTTACCTCGTTATTTTTACTTGTGGAATGGTTACCCACAGATGATTGGGACTCGACATGTCCCGTGTTTATTACCTTTTGTTACAATATTAAAAAAAGACAAAAGGTTAAGTATTTATACCAGACTCGGATTACGATAATCCGAAGCGGGATATCGGATTCGAACCGACGACATTCAGCTTGGAAGGCTGACGTTCTACCACTGAACTAATCCCGCAGAGTGGGGGACGAATCCCCCAGCACACTTCCTTCACACTAAAGAAGTATAAGACAAGTTTAAAATCTTGTCAAGCCACTTGTCGGACTTGAACCGACGACCTACGGTTTACAAAACCGTTGCTCTATCCAGCTGAGCTAAAGTGGCAACTCCCCAGGCAGGATTCGAACCTGCGACCCATTGATTAACAGTCAACTGCGCTACCGCTGCGCCACTGAGGATTACTAAACCCAACTACGGTGTTTATCACTATAATCGGGTTGTATTTGCTCTAAGGCACTCTTACCAGCAACTGCCATATGGCGCTGATAGTTTACTCTTGGATATCTAGAACCAAAAGTATTTGGTATCCAGTATACCACAGTTACAGGAACTTGTACCTTATCAAGATACCACTCAAGGGTACAGTGAAAAGATCCTAATTGTACATGTCCATCATGAGTAATAAGGTGGTTTTCACGAATCTGACAGACGTATAGCATAAGAATGGTTTTGGATACCAACGGGTTAGACAGGATTCGAACCTGTGACCGACTGCTTAGAAGGCAGTTGCTCTATCCAACTGAGCTACTAACCCTTGACTTATGTATCCCACGTAACTATAACACCCCATTCAAAAAACGTCAAGCTAAATAAGCTTAAGATTAGATGAGAGTTTTATGAAACGAGCCCTAGTGCTCATTGCTATGTTTGGATTGGCGGCACCCGCACATGCCGATATTACCCATAAGTTAAGTTCAAGTGTTCAGTTGACAGTTAACTCTGCCGCCACACAAGCAACAAGGATTGGATCATCATACAATGTATCAGGTTCTGGTGTAGCAACCACAGATGGTACAACCGCTAATACCATTTCGACTGGTACAATCACCAGCGGTGTTATGGCACCTGGAAACATTGCTGCTACTCAGGTTACCTCTGGTAATGCCTTCTCCTATTCTGCTTCTTACACACAAGCAGATGCAGTTCCAACTTCTGCAGTTTCTGTAGGTGATGTAGCAAACTTTGGTTCTATGACTAGCAATGCTGCTGGTACTGCTGGAAGTCTGGCAGGTACAATCACTTCTGCTGGTGCTATGACTTTGACCGCAGGTGGTGCTGGTACTCAGGCAACTGGACAGTTCGTAACGGAGCTCACGGTACGATGAGTCATGAAAATAATGAAGCGTGTCCTGGTTGCGGTTGCAATTGTCCTTGCAAGTGCACAGACTGCACAAGCTGTTCCTGTGGTTCCAAACTTCACTCAGGGGAGCATGACGAGCACGACGGAAACGACTAGTACCGTCACTGAAACAATCAATTCAATTGACTATAATACCGGTTATACATATACTGTAACTGGTACTAATATAAAGTCGAATGCTGGTCTAGCGCCTAGTTCAGTATCGACCCAATCCAATACTAATAATGGTGTGACTTCGACATGGACTGGATTAAACATGAACAACCGACCAACTTTCTCCCAGAACAATGTAGGAGATCCGTTCCAGTTCGTAGAAGCATACACTGGACCAGGGATGTCCAATCAAACGATAATAAACAGAACAACAAATATTCAAAGCGTCACAACTACTACAAGTATTTTCTCACAGTAATCCTTGCGCTTCTCCCTACCTCCACACTTGCGGAAACTGTTGGTGGTGTTAGTGCTACCGCCAATCCTGTTGCTAACTCATCGGGTAGCGTTACCAACCAGGCAATACAAGTTTTACAAGGTCCGTATATCACCAACACTTACGGGGATGGAATAAGTTGTCAGGGACCAACTCTTAATATCACACCATATGCTACCAATACTAAAAGTTGGCAGAATCCTTTTGAACGTACATATAATGAACCAGTCTATGATATGAGAGACATGGATGAGGATGGAGCACCTGATTCACCAGGTTCTGTTCTCTATCATATGCCTACTAGAACTGGTCAGACAGACAACTATAATTATAGCATTGGTTTATCTGCTACCTTGTCTATTCCTATGGATAGGAGAGCACAAGAGTTATGTAAGAAAGCAGCAGAGACACATAATCAATATCGTGCTCAACTACTTGCTAATAAAAGATTAGATTTTGAAATCGCCAGACTTAAGAACTGTGGTGAACTTCTCCAAAAGGGTATCATGTTCCACCCTAGAAGTCCATACTATTCAGTCTGTGCTGATGTTGTAGTGATGAATAAGAACACAATTGCTCCACATACTCATTCTATTCCTTCCCCTTCAGTTTCCGAAGAGCGTGTGATGAGATCCGCTGCTGGGCTCGGCGCTCCTTTGCAGATAGGATCGGGGAACTCTTTCCAAGAATCTTCTTCACCTTCGCAATAACTTTATTGACTATTGGTTTGAATGCTTTGAGTAGCAGGTCAGCCAGTGGTTTAGCAAGTAGTGCAGAAGACGCAGCAGTCACAGCAATCGCAGCAGTAGTTGTAGCAACTTGTGGTGCTGGTAAGTATTGTGCCTGCCAGGGTATATCTTCATAAAGAACCACACAGATTTCACCTTGTAGTTCAAAACCAGATACTCTCTCCTTTTGGTTCTGTGCTACATCACCGATGCGTGGTGCATTAGGTCCAGGACACTCAACCTCTGCTTCACCATCTATCTGTGGGATAGCATCAGTAGGAACCTCTGGTGGTGCTGGTGGGTCTGTGGGTGGAGCAACTGGTGGTGGTTGTTCTTCTGTCTTTGTAGTGATTGCTAGTTGTTCTGGTGTGTAATCCATCGCGTTATACGATGGATACTCATTGGTACAGAATATCCTTGTACCCTTTGGGTCATCCTTAGCCAGTTGTGGTCCACCATCAGGATGTGACTCAACACACCCAGGCATATTAACAATGGGACTTCCAATATTAACAGTAACAGGTACAAAGATATTATGAACAGCAGTTGGTGGTAGTTCAAACACCCGTGCTGTTGGTAACCTTATATCATGTATATTAATATTGGGTATTTCCATCAAAGTTGTGGAATAGGAAGTCCTGTTTCAGTAGGGACTGATGGGACAGCACTATCAAGCATACCAGGCAGTGCCTCTGTGATTGCTTCTGTTGCTGCCTTAGTAACACCATCCTTGACGTTATCTACGATGGCGTCCTTGTTGAGATAGACATAGGTACCACCAGCGACAACGACAGCGGATACACCGAATGATACTAGTGCTAATACGTTTACGATTTTTTGCATGATTCTCCTAAAGTAAGTTTACTTATTTTTCCACCCACCTGATTTTACCCATGTTTCAAAGTGTGGGTTCTTCCAATTGGTATTAATCTTATAAGAAGGAATGATAACCGAGTCGATAAATCTACGATTCTCTTCCACAAGTCTTACCTTATGATCTATCTGAGAACCCCACCATACAGCAGTGCATACTTGAACTGCTAAGAATGTAAATAATGGTATTGGTAAATTTTTCATAATAAAATTGCTCCAATAATGAATCCCTTGATAAAGGTAATCCAATATACTCCATAGTCAGACACATCAAATTTCTGCTGGAATCTATAGATCAACAGTTTGTGTCTTTCTTTTAAATTCATTTCAGTCATTTTTTCTTTTAGTAACTACAGAAGTTTTATTTCCAATCGCCAGCATACCGCCAGTGATTAAAAAGATAAAACCAAATATAAAGAGATGTGCGAACATTACTCTAATGTTCCAAAAGAACGACGAATCTCTCGAAGTTCTTCAAAGTCTTTCTTCTTGGTTCCTCCATCATAAGACCAGGCATAACCCTCGTCAATCATATTTTCATTGAGAGACACTGTTGCGTCTCCAATATATAACCAACCAAGAAGGCGACCATACTTACCAACACCACCTTTAAGTTCGGTGCGAATAATAAGGTCATCATCGCCTTTGACGGCACCCTCTAACTTTTCTTTTAACCAAGCAGTTGCATCAAGTCCTAACGCCTTTTCTTCAAGATCACGTGTCCTTTTCTCCGGCGTATCAACTCCTGCAACTCTAACTCTTTCTTTCTTGTATAGATCAAACCCGAGATCAATAGTAACGTCAATAGTATCGCCATCTACTACCCTGTTAATTTTGATTACTCGAAAGTTATAACAACTTTTCCGACTCGGGGGTATCATTGCTCCCATCTACTGTTCCTCCAACTTGACTCGGTAAACTGTCGTCTTCGCCTTCTTCTTCTCGAAGTTCAGGTCGATTCTCTTCTTCAACCAATACAGGAACGTCAACACCAGGAGGAACTGGATTCCCTCCCCCCAACTCATGTTCCATGCGTCGTTCAAGTTCAAGCTCGCTTGTGCTAATACTGTCGTCATAATTCATATCATCATATCTCATTATATAGACAATAGAATAAATTACTCCTATAAGAAGTAATATCATCATTACAAATATTTCCCAAACAGGTTGGGTTGGATCATAACTCATGATTATCTGGATGCAAACCTAAACTTATAAGATACTCTACCCACCAGTCAGGATTCTTTCTACGCTTCCAGTTCGGCACTGGTAATCCTAACTCTGAATAATGTTCTTCTAACGCCTTATCTATAATCTGTGCGATCTCCATACTCCTCTTCCTCTTCATCAACGTCCTCATATGGGTTCTCCACAAAGGGTCCTCGTTTTCTAAAGGGTTCTTTTCTGACATAATCGGTTTCAGCGTTGATTGCGGAGAGCCATACAGCCAGTTTCATCACTATGTAGATAGCAGCAAGTGGTGTGAAACATGCTACAAGTATCAATGAATGCTTCATTGTAATTTAATGAGCGGTTCCGTTTCCATCATAGTCGTCTGAATCATAATAATCGTTCTCACCTTTCACAAAACCAAATATAATAGTTGTCACTACAAATAGTGCTGCCAGATAAATCAACATTATTCTTCCTCGCAATCGTTTAACATTGTAGCAACATCTCCACCGATGTCGGCACCTTTATCCTGAGCAAACATAGCAACCCATCCAGCAGCAAGCCACCCAATATATGGTATTGATAATATTGTAGGAGCAAGAGCGGCACCAGCAGTAGCGCCTACCATTCTACCGGCATTTTCTCCACCACCTTCCGCCTTGATGCACTCTACTTTCTTTGCAGTTAACTTTCCCAAGCCACCACCCTGAAGATGCTTAGCACCATCCATAGTATATTCTTCTTCTGTGGTTATAAAAGTATTACCTCCTATACCAAAGAATCCATTCTTCTTATCAACATATTTCCTCACACCCATTACTTTGGGATCATTCGCATTATACTGAATCCGATACCCAGTCTCACCTGCCTCTACTGTATAAGAAGTATAATCACCCACAGGCAGATTGATAATAGGCACCTCTTTCTGATTCAGAAGATGTCCCAAGACACCAAGATGAGCAACACCAAACAGTGTTCCCACCGTCAGTGCTGCCCATTTAAAAGGTGATTTAGATTGTTGGTTTGACTGGGGGTTCGCCATCATTCACTCCTGAAATCTTGACTGGACCTTGCTCAATCCTAATTGTCTGTGCTGGTGCAGTCTGAGCAGCAGCATCAATCAGTTTCTGTAAATCAGCTTTACTAATACTACCACCGCCACCAGCAGCACCACCATTAGCACCTTTCTTCGCAGTCTGAACACCAAATGTTGCTAGAACTCCGGTGAAGACGGAGGCGATGAAGGTTGGGTCAAGTTTTTGCTCGGGGATTCCAAGAGCAGCGGGTAGTTTGATGTATGCGAGCGTAAGTATGCCTCCAGACCACACAAGAATACCAAGACGGACAAAGGTACTAAGAATTGCCATTTGCTCTTCAGAGTCTTCAACCTTCTCCTTGAGTTTTCCCAATGGACCTTTCTTTTTGGGTTCATCCTTCTTGATTTCCTCGGGCATTCATTTAAAGCAAGTAGCTTTATTTAGCGACGAGGATACCTCTCTTTGGGATAATACAAATCCATAGGAAGACTGTAGTGACCCATGTTCATATAGTAACAGTCAAGTGTCCTCAGATCTTCCAGTTCAGTCTTGTTCTCACTACGAACATCAAACTCCATAATAGACTGACACTTATTCACAACTGCTGTAGGAACCTCAACAGGTTGCTTAGTAATAGGACTAGTGATAAAAACCGGTGCCAGTGCCGCAATCAAATACATCATTTAATGTAACCCTCTTCTTTCAACCATTTTTTAGTAAGTGGTGTGGGTGGATAGATATCCCACATAGGTGTGGATGAAGCACAAGCTTCAAGAGCATCCTTTGTCATATTAGCAGTATGACCTGCCCAGAATGCTTCTGCCTCCCAGGGTACAGCATGGTTTGCATAGGTACGCTCAACCATCTCTCGCCAAAGTCCAGGCACATCTTCTTCTGGATGAATGATTGCCATCATACTATTGTTAATAGTACCAGCCATACAATCCTGCGCGGCGTGCCAACCTTCATGACGCATAACAGACATCAGGGTGCCTGGTTTATGCATGAAGCGAGTATTCAGAAAGAAGTTATTTCCCACAGTGTGGTACACACCACGATGCATCCTAGGGAAATACTTTTGGTCTCCTAGAAAAACCTTAACTCCGATCTTATCAAGTGAGTTGAGGATTGAGTTAAACTCATCAGCAACCCCAGAATAATTAGAGTCGGGATAATAATTCTGAATATCTTGAATACTAGTGATTCGTTGAACATCTTTGGTGCAGTCTCTTAGTAGCATACAACCCATGGCGTCCATGGTGTTCCAACCTTTGACTTGAGGTTCTGCACCGACAGGCAGTGACATTCCCAAAAGCAAACCTGCAATAATAAAGTTTTTCATGAATTAACGAAATTGATTTTGACCGTTGCCAGAAGTCCAACCACCAGGTCCAGACTGGAAGTTCTCAGAACCACCAGGAGGATCAAGTTGAACAGTTGTTTTTTGGTTTTTGGTTGCCTTATTATACATCACATTATGGATGTTGTCAGGCTCATTAGTAGGGGGTTGTGACTCTTTCTCAAGTGCCTCTTGGACTTTCATTTCAGTCTCTTTGGCAATAGTCTTTTCAGATTTGATTGGATTGGCAAACCAAGGATCATAAGGAGGAACCAGTGGTGCAGGTACACCAATGTATGGTTCTTTGCGAGGATCTACCGAACAAGCAACCTCTTCCTTGACTGTTTCAACCTTCTCGGGTTTAGTGAGAAGTTTTTTAATAAATGCCTTAATCATGAGTAAACCATTCGTTTAGTATAGTTATACGAGTAATATTCTCTA